ACTGGCCCCTTTCTATTTAGTAGAATTGGCGGATATGGAAAACAAAAGATTTACACATTTACATGTGCACTCATACTATTCTTTAATGGATGGATTAAACTCTCCTAAAGAATTATGTCAGGCTGCTTTAGATGCTGGACAAACTGCGATTGCAATCACAGATCATGGAACATTATCATCTCATCGTGATATGCAAATAGCGGCTAAAGAATTAGGCATTAAGCCAATCTTAGGGGTAGAAGCATATATTTCTCCAACAGATAGATTCGACAGATCATCAAAGACAGATAAATCTATTCAAGCATACAACCATATTATTTTGTTGGCTAAAAATAAAAAGGGTTTAGAAAATATTAACATTCTCCAAGAACTTGCTTGGAACGAAGGCTTTTATCATAAGCCACGAATTGATAGAGAGGTATTAAAAGTATATGCAGAAGGTATTATTGTTTTGTCTGGATGCCTCAACGGTCTTATTAGCAAAGCTATTGAGCGTGGAGAATTCTCTGAAGCAAAATTGGTACTCAAAGATTTTAAACAAACTTTCGCTGAAGATTTTTATATTGAGGTTCAATCTCACAATCCGCCAGAAATAAATTCAAAGCTTTTAGAATTAGCCGATGAACTTAAAATTAAGGCGGTGGCAACAGGAGATGCTCACTTTGCTAAAGAAGAAGATAGGATCCTAGAAGAAGCATTACTAATTCTATCAACATCTCCAAAGGCAGATAAAGAAACAGACTTTGATATGTCTCGAAACATGAAGAATATGTTAGATAGATTTAACTATCTTTATCCAGATCGTAGAATTTCATTCCAAGACTATAATCTATTTATTCAAAGCCGTTCTGAGTTAGAGGCTGACTTTAATAAAGCTGGGATTAATCGAATAGACATTTATGAGAATACAATGGAAATTGCCGACAAGATCGGTGAATATGACTTTAATCAGGGATTAGACCTTCTGCCAGTCCCAAAGACTGATGCCGATGAAAGACTACGGGATCTGGCTGAAAAGGGCTTAGAGAGCCTTGGGAAGGCTTCTGATGAGGTCTATGTGGCTCGCATGGAAGAAGAATTGGCAGTAATTGCCTCTAAAAACTTTGCCTCCTATTTCTTGGTAGTGGGAGATATGATTAATTGGGCTAAGGATACGGGAATTCGGGTTGGTCCAGGACGTGGTTCGGCAGCAGGATCTTTAGTCTGCTATGCCCTAGGAATTACAGATGTTGATCCAATTAAATATGACCTGTTGTTTTTCCGATTTATTAATCCAGAGCGTAATGACTTTCCAGATATTGATACAGACTTTGAAGACCGTCGCCGTAAAGAAGTTAAAGAGTATTTAAAGAAGAGGTTTAAGCATGTAGCTTCAATTTCTACATATACTTATTTTAAAGATAAGGGTGTAGTCCGTGATGCTGCTCGTGTATTTATGGTTCCACTCCAAGAAGTTAATCGTGCTTTAAAGCCAGTAGATACCTTTGAAGATTTTATGGAGTCACCAAATACTAAAGAATTTAGAATGAGATACCCAGAAGTTGTTTGGCTTGCCGAAAGATTGCGTGGCCGAATTCGTTCTGTTGGAGTACATGCCGCAGGTGTTGTAGTTGCTAAAGATGATTTAAGAAAATATGCTCCAGTTGAATCTAGAGAAGATGCTCAAGATAAAGTTTCTGGTCGTATTCCAGTTGTCGCATATGATATGGACACTGTGGCAGACATTGGATTAATTAAGTTAGATGCTTTAGGATTAAAAACTCTTTCTGTTATATCTGACACTCTATCTTCAATTAAAGAGAGACATAAGAAAGAAATAAACCTTTCAGAATTGACACTGGATGATCCTAAAGTTTATAAGATGTTAAGTGAAGGATACACTAAGGGAGTATTTCAAGCTGAAGCGACACCCTACACAAATCTGCTTATGAAGATGGGTGTAGATAAGTTTGAAGACTTAGTCGCATCTAATGCTTTAGTCCGTCCAGGCGCCATGAACACTGTTGGTGCTGCCTACATTGACCGTAAAAACGGAAGAGAAGCAGTAGATTACAGCCATGTATTAATGAAAGAGTTCACCGAAAACACATATGGTGTTATTATATATCAAGAGCAAGTTATGCAAGCATGTGTTCACCTAGGAGGAATGTCTTGGTCAGAAGCGGATAAAGTTCGTAAGATCATTGGCAAAAAGAAAGATGCAAAAGAATTCGACCAGTTCAAAGATAAGTTTATTGAGGGCGCTTCTGGGCATATCTCAAAAAAGAAAGCGGAGCAGCTATGGCATGACTTTGAAGCTCATGCTGGTTATTCGTTTAACCGTTCTCATGCTGTTGCTTATTCCATGCTTTCTTATTATACAGCTTGGCTTAAAACTTATTACCCTTTGGAATTTATGTTTTCAATTCTTAAAAATGAAAATGATAAAGATGCGAGAACCGAATATTTAATTGAAGCAAAACGACTTGGGTTACGCATCATGCTTCCTCATGTCAATGAATCTGACATATACTTTTCATTACAGGATGGCGGAATTAGATTTGGACTTGCCGAAGTAAAGTTTATATCTGACAATATTGCTAATAAAATTATGGAGAAGCGCCCATTTAGAGACTACGCAGAACTAATTGATAAAGCTTCTAAAAAGGGTAGCGGTATTAATAGCCGAGCAATTGAAGCACTAAATGCAATTGGCGGTGCAGCGTTTGAAGATAATCCAAGAACTGGTAATGAAAAAGATAACTATTACGAATATTTAGGAATACCTACTTTTAACTTGGCTGGCATTCCTCCACGCATTAAGGCGCAAGCTAGACCAATTGATGACTTTGATGATCTAGGATCTTTTGTTATGTTTGGAATGGTCAAAAGTATCAAGCGTGGAACTGGTTGGGCAAGAGTAGAGTTGGTAGATGAAACTGGAACTATTGGATTGTTCCATCATGAAGATACTCAGATAGAGCCAAACCAAATGTACTTTATTTTAGTCGGAGATAATAGAATATCTAGATATATAAAGGTAAGCGAAATAGATCCTAGCGGATCAGATTTATTTGTAGATTACTTATATAGAAAAGAATATGATTTAGAAGAGGATGAATATATTGTAGTAAGCTTTACTCCATATAAAACTAAGGCTGGCAAGATGATGAGTCACATAGTTTTATCTAATGCTGATAAACAATTAACTAGAGTTATTGTATTCCCTACCCTATACAAGATATCACTTGCTAAAATGCGAGAAGGCATGAAATGTAAATTGGTATTATCTAAATTAGATGATGGCACACTTAACGTAAAGGAAATAAAATGACAGAAATAGATCCACAGGATTTATTTAAAGAAATGAGTCTTAGTAAAATTTTAGTTGCTATGCTAGAAACTTTAGGAACAATTGATATCCCCGCCCTAACATTTTTAGATGCTGCTAAAGAAGATAAACAATTACAGATTGATTATGATTCGGAAATCGAATCATTTACATTTAAATTAAAGGAGAACCATGAACAACCAGATAACAACTAAGTCTTTAAATAACCCAAATCACAGAGAGATTAATTTAGTAACAGATTATGGAATGGATGCGTTAGCAGCTGTTCTTCATGAAACTGCAATTGAAAAAGGTTTCTGGGAAGGAGAAATCGGATATGACAAGATCGGTAATAAGCTTGCTCTCGTACATTCAGAAGTTACTGAAGTACTGGAAGCTATCCGTAAGAATAAAGGGTCTGAAGAAGTTGTAGAAGAAATAGCAGATATTATTATTCGTACGCTAGATGTCTATGCTGCTATGAGAAATACAGGAGATCTTACACATAGTTTAGATGAAGTTTTATTTAATAAAATGGAAAAGAATAAGGCACGACCAAAGCTTCACGGCAACCGTTTTTAATGCTATAATAATGAAAAAGAAAGAGTTAAAAATGACAATATTGATAGACGATATACTATCAAAGCTTGACCCTAAAACAAGAGCAAGAGTTCAATCCGCACAGAATATAGTTGTCGAAAAACAAAAAACTCCAAGTGCTGGATTAAATATGGCTCTTAGGGGTGGGCTTGGATATGGAAGACAGGTTTTAGTTTGGGGCAATAAGTCCGCAGGTAAATCTTCTTTTTGCTTACAGACAATTGCTTTAGCGCAGAAAGAAGGTAAAACCTGTGCATGGATTGATGCAGAAGCATCATATGATCAAGCATGGGCGGAGTCCTTGGGAGTAGATTCATCTTCTCTTATTTATTCTCCCGCAAAAACTGTAAATGATATGGTTGATGTTGCTACTAAGTTAATGGATGCAGGAGTAGATATAATTGTTGTTGATTCTATATCAGCACTACTGCCAGCCATTTATTTTGAAAAAGATGGCAATGAGATGAAAGATTTACAAGACACTAAACAAATTGGTGCGGAAGCAAAGGACATGACACATGCAGTTAAAATGCTTAACTACGCAAACAAAAACACATTACTTATACTTATATCACAGCAAAGAAATCAGTTTGGAAGTATGCATGCTTCCCATATCCCAACAGGAGGAATGGCAGTCAAATTCTTTTCCTCAACAGTTGTCAAGCTTTGGTCTTCCGAAGCTGAAGCTAATGCTATTAAGTCTGGTATACAAGTCGGTGATAAAATCATTGAACAAAGGGTCGGCAGACCAGTTAACTGGATCATTGACTATAACAAACTCGGACCCCCAAACTTATCTGGACAGTACGACTTCTATTATCAAGGCTCACACCTTGGCGTAGATCGTGTTGGTGAAACTTTAGACGTAGCAGAAATGTGCGGAATAGTAGAAAAGGGTGGAGCATGGTATACAGTAAATGGAGAACGTTTTCAAGGACGTGCAAAGGCTGTGGCATATTTAAGAGAAAATCCAGATGTTGTAGACAACTTAATTGGAGAAATAGATGCCAGATCTTAATCAGTTTCTTAATAAAAAGAAAGTAGATTTAAAATTAAATGATAGGGATCTAGAGCAGCTAAATGGAATTCGTCCATGTTCACATTGCTCCGAAGATGTAGTTGGCGCATTATGGGATGCTATTGATTTGACCATGTATTGGAAATGCAGTAATGGTCATGAAAATTCTTTTAAGGTTAACTAATGTCTGAAAGATCAGAGGTTAAGCGTGATGGAGCCAAGGCTCAAAAGAATAGTGGTCGTGGAGATTACCAAAAGGGTGACGCTCAATGGAAACAATTTTTAGTAGATTATAAAGAAGCTTCAAGATCGTTTGCGCTTAACAAAGAAGTCTGGGCAAAAATTTGCACAGACACCTTTAAAGTTAATAGAGATATGTACCCAGCTCTTAAAATTATTTTAGGAACAGATTCAAAGGTTAGACTAGGTTTAATTGAATGGGCAGTTTTAGAAGAACTGATTACATTTTGGGAGGAGAATCATGGATAACCTTTCACTTGCGTTCTTAGTTGGATTTATAGCAGGTAATATATTTGGCAGTTGGGCTATTTCATATACAAAGAAAGAGGTTGAAAAACATGTTGGAAAATAAAGTTGAGTCTAAAAATACCTTAGAGATCATTAGTGATATCACTGAGTTTAATGATCTTCATGAGTTTATGCGGGATGAACATTTGGATAAAGCCCTTGGCATTGTGGTAAAATTATTAATGAACCCAGATGTTCCTTCGGCAAAAGCTCCACTTTTAATTATGGAGTTGCAGGCAATGTCAACTAAGTTTGCAGTTCTTGCATCAGTGTATTCTACTATTGCAAAAGATAAAGCGGGCACAGAAAACAATAATAAAAAGAATATTTATTATTCAGTAAAGGAGTCTATAGACAAACTTGTAGATGCACTCAAGTATGTTGTTAGGTACAATTCATGAGAAAACCAGAATGGTTTGAGTTAATTGATAATGATCACGATGATCCTTATGTAGGCAACAAACTTCCTTTTATTGTTTTGCTTGCTATTGTTATTGCAGTATCTGGATTTATATTTTTATTTCCTTTTAAAACAGAAGATACGATTCCTTCACCTACAATTGAGATTATACAGACCCCTATAGATCCAATACAAATGCCTGCTAAGGATAAAGATGATGAAGATGGGGATGATGATTAATGGGTAGAGACATAGTAAAGAATCTTAAGTTCAAGAAGCATACTGGAAAGCACTTTGACCCAGAACTATTTGCACAACTATTAGATGAATCATATAGGAATACTAAACGTGCTGATGGAGAAATGACAAAGAAATCATTTAGCCCAAGCTCTTTAGGATACGGCCATGGAACATGTCCTAGATACTGGTACATGGCTTTTAGCGGTGCAATGTTTATTGATGATAACGATGCTGTTGCCGTAGCTAATATGGCTCAGGGAACTCAAGCTCACGAAAGGCTTCAAAAACTTATTGCGACTATGCCACAATGGAAAGCGGAAGAAGAGGAAATCATTAATGAGTACCCTCCTATTCGTGGCTTCATTGACTTGATTATGGAGTATGATGGACAAACTGTAATTGGTGAAATTAAAACGGCTAAGCAAGAAGTCTGGGATACTAGACGGTCTGAAATGAAATCTTCAGCCAATCATATGCTACAACTGCTTACCTATATGAAACTAAAGAATGCTAAAGAAGGCTTTTTTCTTTATGAGAATAAAAACACTCAAGAGATACTTATAATCCCTATTTCTATGAATGAAAAGAATACTAAGATAATTGAAGATACTTTTACTTGGATGTGTGAAGTTTGGGATAATTTTAAAGACGGAGATATTCCAATGAAGCCAGCTGGAGTAACTAAGTCTAAGATGCCCTGTACTTATTGCCCAGTTAAAAAAGAATGCTACAGTAAAGATACTCCTACTGGTACAGTACAGATTGAGTTGTACGAGGTTCCTAAGATATGATTTGTAGCAATAAGGAATGCGCTAAAGACTTTGATGCTAAAACTCATAATCAAAAATATTGTTCTGATGAGTGCTGCAGAGTTGCAACCAATAAAAGAATTATGGAAAAGTATTACGAAAAAAAGGCCATTAAAAATGGAGCATTAAGAAAATGTAAAAAATGTTCTATTAGATTAAGTAGATATAATCAAAATGAAATATGCTCAAGTTGTGAAAAAAATATAAATTTAAAGAATAAAAATACATTATTAGGAATGCTAGATGAAATTAGCTGACTTAGTAAAAACAAAAGCGGGTAGAGTTTTAGGTATAGATGCCTCTACAAATTCAATTGCGTTTTGCCTAATGGAAAATAATAAACCATTAAAGTGGGGCAAGATAGAGTTGTCTGGATCAGATATTTATGAAAAGATATATGATGCTAAGGTAAAGATGTCTGTTATGTTAGATGAATTAAAGTCTGATTATATTGCTGTAGAAGGCGCTATCCTTGTCAGATCCCCTGATGCTGTGATAAAATTATCTTATGTTTATGGTGTTGTTATTGCTGAGCTTATGTCTACTGGAGCTAAGGTCATTACTATTTCTCCTACAGCTTGGCAGGCTTACATTGGAAACAAAAATCCTACCAAAGATGAGAAGGCGGCTATAAGATTAAAACATCCAGGGTACGCTGATTCTTGGTATAAGAATCAAATAAGAAATATGCGTAAACAGAGAACAGTAGATTATTTTAATAATAAATATGGATTAAGCTTAGACGATTTTGATGTGGCAGATGCTTTTGGTATTGCCCATTATTCTAATGAGGAGTTGACTAAAAGATGAAGTTGTATCAAAGCAAAGAATGGCTTCACAGGCGCTATCTTGTACAAAAAAAGACAGTTACAGAAATAGCAAAAGAAGCAGGAACTTCTGCAATGACTATTCAGAGGTATTTAGTACAGTTTGGATTAATTAAAAAAAGATGAGTATTGAAAAAAATATTTGGCAGACCTATGAAACATCTTATGATGATCTACCGCAATATGCTAAAGAAAGTATAGGAACTTGGAAGCATATGAATCAAGACTGGAATCACGGCTATATGTCTGGTCCAGATAGAGAAAACTTTTTTAAAGAAAACTTTTCAGAGGAGGTATACAATACATACGTAAACCTACCACTTGGAGTTATGAAAGCTGGCCTGTGGAGATTTGCAATTCTTTATATTCATGGTGGTGTTTACGCAGATATGGATACTCATTGTAAAGCACCAATTTCAGATTGGCTAAGCGATGATAACGATGCCCTTATGGACATTGAGAGGGATACTCCGTGGCTTGCAACTCAAGTAATTGCGGCAAAAGCGGGAAGCCCAATAATGAAAGCAGCAATAGATCTATGCGTTGAAAGATGTTCAGACGGTATTATTAAGCATAATCACATGGTACATTATTATACTGATGTGCAAATGTTTACAGACGCTATATACAAGCAATTAGGCGTAGAGCCTTATCACAAACATTTAAATGACTGGGCGTTAGAGCTCATGGAAATGGATTGGCTAAAAAATAATAATGTAAAAATATTAAATGGAGAAGAAGCAAGGCGTCTTCTAGATAAAGATGTTGTTCACCTATATTGGGGTGACGATAGAGAAGCTGGCTGGATAGCATGGAAAAAAGATCCAATGGTAAATGAATCATATCCAAATGGATTTAATCCTCATGAGTGGGAAAAATAATGTCTACAATAGGAGTTTTACCAGCATCGGGAAAGGCTTCCAGAATTGGGGGTATACCTAAATTTTGTTTACCAATTTCTGATCATACATCTTTGATTCAATGGCATGTAGATCAAATGCTAGAAGTTTGTGATGAAGTTAGAATATCTACAAGAGCCGAATGGGTTCCAATTATTCAAAATATGGATATGAATGTTAAATTAATTGTTCGTGAGCCATCTACTATGTCTGATGCAATAAATTTTATGGTGGGCAATTATAATGATACCGTATTGGTTGGAATGCCAGACACCTTTATACTAAATTCTCCAGTAAATATTTATAAAGAGATGATGAAGCACGATAACGCTGATTTAGTTCTAGGAGTTTGGCCTTGTCAAGATGATTTGAAAGGCCGCGTTGGTCAAGTTCTTATAGATTCAAATAGTAAGGTAATCGCTTCGCAAGATAAAATTGATGATTGTGAATATAAAGATATGTGGGGTACTATGCTATTCAGAAAAAATATGATAAGATACCTAGATCCAGAAAAAGACCATCCAGGAAAGCAGATCCAAGACTGGATTGATGATGGTATGAATATTATGGCAACAAGGCCAGGCGGGAAATATATGGATATAGGAACTTTAAGGGGACTTAAACAACTATACAGAGAGATTGATAATGCTTAATATTGGTAACAGTGAGGCTCTATGTTTTGACGATATTCTTTTAGTTCCACAACAATCAGATGTAGCAAGCCGAAAAGAAGTTAACTTAAAGATGAATGGATATGATTTACCCATCGTTTCAAGTCCTATGGATACAGTAACTGGTTGGGAAATGGCAGCACATATTGCCAATGCTGGCGGAATTGGAATAATTCATAGATACATGAGTTCTGCTGATAGAATATTGGAATGCCGTAAAGCAATAAAGGCTACAGAAAATTCAAATAATATTGGTATTGCTATATCAGCAATTGAAGCTTTAGATACTGAATTTATTAAAGATTTGATTTTTGCTGAAGTTAAATGGATATGTATTGATACTGCTAATGGTCATGGAGAATCATGTGCTAGAGCAGTTAGAGTGCTAAAATCTAATTTCCCAAAATTAAAAATTATGGCAGGCAATGTTTCCACAAAGCATGGTTACGGTAGATTATCTAGAATGGGTGCTGATGCAATTAGGGTAGGAATTGGTGGCGGAGCCACATGTACTACTAGAATTGTTTCTGGTCATGGAATGCCAACCCTTCAATCTATTATTGATTGTTATGAATTTAAAAAAGAAAATAATATAGAGGCTTTAATTATTGCAGACGGTGGAATTAGAAATACAGGAGACATGGTAAAAGCTTTTGCTGCAGGCGCAGATATGGTTATGCTTGGCTCTATGCTAGCAGGTACAGATGAAGCCCCTGGAGACCTAGATAACGGGTTTAAAAGATTTAGGGGTATGGCAAGTAAGGAAGCTCAATTACAATGGCGTGGAGAGTCTTCTGTGCCAGAAGGAGTGTCTACTATGATACCTTATAAAGGATTGGTGTCAAATGTTATTGAAGAAATTAAGGGTGGGCTAGGCAGTGGATGTTCTTATTCTGGAGTACATGCATTAGGAGATTTAGTTCATGAATCAAACTATGTTAAAGTTTCACCATTAAGTAAAGCAGAATCTATTCCCCATGCTAAAGGAGCAAATTAATGAATATTCAAAAGGATAAAGGTTATCAAACTTGGATTACCGATCTCCAGCTTTCAGCAATTGATGCTCCATCTGGGCATGAAATTTTAAGAGAGTGTTTAGAAATTGCGGAGATGTTAATTAAAAAGAATATATCTTATGGAAACTCTGCTTTAAATCCAGTTAGAGTATTTAGCAAGGCGGATCCAAAAGAACAAATTATGGTTAGACTTGATGATAAATTAAGCAGAATTAAAAATGCTGAGTCATTCCCAGGAGACAATGATATAGAAGATATGATTGGCTATTTAGTTTTATATAAACTATGTGATTGATTTTAGTCGACTAAGATGGTATACTAATTAAATGTCAGAGATAGAATTATCGAGTCATTTTGACCGAATGAACAAAGTTGTAGAAGAATTACTTAAGGGTAATAATGCTACTGCTATTGCTACTATTACTGGGTTTCCCCGCAAAGATGTTGTTGAATTAATTGGCGAATGGAAATCCGTAGTCCACAATGATCAGAATGCTAAAGATCGTGCTAAAGAAGCAATATCTGGTGCCGATCAACACTATGCTATGTTAATTAAAGAAGCATGGAAAACTGTAGAAGATGCGGATCAATCTGGACAGCTTGGCATTAAATCTGGTGCCTTAAAGTTAATTGCCGATATTGAGACAAAGCGTATAGGAATGCTTCAGCAAGTAGGATTATTAGACAATGCTGAAATGGCAGATCAAATTGCTGAGACGGAACGCAAGCAGGAAATTTTAGTTAGAATTTTAAAAGAAGTAACTTCAAGCTGCGGTAAATGTAAGATGGATGTTGCTAGAAGGCTATCTCAAATTACAGGAGTAGTTGAATCAATTGTAGTAGAGGATGTCAGTGGACTTTAATTTTGATGATCTCATTGACATGCTGGATGGCGAAGAATTTGATGAACGCCCAGTTGATCTTCGCACGTTTGTAACAAGCCCTCAGTTTCTTGGCCTGCCTCCACTTTCTGAAGCACAGTACACTTTAATTGAAAAAAGTTCTCAGATTTATAAAGAAGCTACGCTAAAGAAACTCTTTGGAGACGAAGAGGGCGCAAGAATGTATAAGCAGACGGCTACAGAAGTAATTGCTCAACTTGGTAAAGGTTCTGGTAAAGATTATTCATCGACCATTGCAGTTTCATATATAGTATATTTATTATTATGCTTAAAGGATCCAGCCACATATTATGGCAAGCCTCCAGGAGATGCAATTGATATTTTAAATATTGCTATAAATGCTCAACAGGCAAATAACGTTTTCTTTAAAGGATTTAAGACACGCATTGAAAGATCACCTTGGTTTGTTGGAAAATATACAGACAAGGCTTCTGAAATGAAGTTTGATAAATCAGTTACAGTTCACTCAGGCCACTCAGAGCGTGAGGCGTGGGAAGGATATAACGTACTTGTAGTTATCCTAGACGAGATATCTGGTTTTGCTACAGATAATACAACTGGTCACGATCAAGCTAAAACTGCTAATGCTATATACGACATGTATCGTGCCTCAGTTGATTCTCGTTTCCCAGACTTTGGTAAAGTAATTCTTCTTTCATTTCCACGTTTTAAAAATGATCCTATTCAAAAGTTTTATGATTCTGTTATTGCTGAAAAAGAAACTATTATACGTACACATCATTTTAAGATGGACGAAGACCTTCCAGACGGAACCGAAGGAAATGAGTTTGAAGTTCAATGGGAAGAAGATCATATTAAATCCTATTTGATTCCGAAGGTATACGCATTAAAAAGACCTACTTGGGAAGTAAATCCAACTAGAAGTATTGATGATTTTAAGACAGCATTTTATAAAAATAGTCTAGATGCCCTAGGACGTTTTGCCTGTATGCCACCAGAAATGGTTGATGCGTTCTTTAAGTCTCGTGAAAAGATTGAAAAAGCATTTAATAAAATGAATTTAGCGGTGGATAATTTTGGCAGAATAGAAGAGTGGTTTAAGCCAGAAGATGATAAAGATTATTTTATTCATGTTGACTTAGCTCAGAAGCATGACCATTGTGCTGTAGCTTTAGCGCATGTTGATAGGTGGGTTAATGTTAAAGTAACAAATGAATACTCTCAACCA